ATTCATATAAATACCAATATTGTTATTCCTTTAGATACAGGCACTAGTATCACATCATATGACAAAATATGAAGTGCCTTGTGAAGTTGGGGATGATGAGGGACTAGTTATTGATTTGACTATATCTCCAGATCTAAAGCAGATGGTACAGCACCTAGCAGTCAAATGTGGGAAAAGGAAATATCCTGGAGACAGTGCGTTTCTCCTTGATATATTTAACCACTATGGCTAAGATCTATGGTTCGATACTATACCATTTAGTTTTGAGATTAAATGTCGCTTATTTACTATAAAAAGTGAATCTAATCTCATAACGGTGGAGGTTGGGGGGAAAAGATTCGTCCAGAAAAGGTATGTCACGAAAGTATCTGATACTATTTCGTTTGGACTATTAATTATCGGTCGTAGGAGCCCGAAATAATAGTAAATACCGTACAAGACGTTTCCCGGATATTTAAATCTTAATGGGTTTTTATAAGACTTAAACTAATTATATATATTGCGTAAATAATTAGATTTTAGTAGGAGGTATTCTCGTGCTAAAGGGTTTTATAGTTCCCATTAATTAGCTGTATTGAATTAATACTCTAAGAAATATTCCCGGCCGTTTGATTGCAGAATAAACAGATTCATGACAAAGTTTGGTATATAAATATAGAACAGTTTTCTGGGATCCGTACAATCGTTATTGCTACCGTTCCTACCAAGTTCTATAATGTATACCTTGCCCATATTGCAAGTGGCAGGTTTTTAAGGTATTCCTAAGAATAAACTAGTCGGAGCTTAGAATCCCGCAGATTATTACTTTATAAAACCATTAAAGAAATTTAGTACACCTATATCAAGATAGATTTTTGGTGGGCCATTTCTTTAACACAACTAAAGAGTCATCTAAGCATTTAATGCTAGAGTAGACATGTTAGATGTAAATAAGGGCTATACTTATGACTACAATTAATGTATGTATAAGTAGATTGATATGAGTAACAAAAAGATCACTCGTGTCAATAACGATATCATAGAAAATGGATAAAGGACCTTTTGTTATGAATTTTATGGGGGTGATTGTTTTAATAGCGTATTGTCGGCAAACCAAAGAAGAGTTTAGTCATTTGTCTCTAAAAATCGTTTTTTCTAAAATAAAAAAGTATAAATGATTATGAGATTTATTAAATACGCTAAAACAAAAATGGATTCTATGAGTGATTAAATCTTTAGTACAATATAAGATTGTACTATCGAATAACACTTTTAGAAGAAAGTGGGGTATGATAGACATAAAAAAGATTTATATATATAAACTTCGCATAAACAGCTACAAGGATAAATAACTACTACTGCATGCAGTTATTTTTCCACAGTTAAAACGGGATAAGTTTATAGAATAAATTAATAAAAATGGACCTAAGCACGCCAAAACGGAAATGTTCTGCACGGTGTGTCTTAAAGAAACAGGGATATATCAGCACCATCAACTTATGGTTGTGGTGTTAGTGTTTTATTTATGGACAATGTGTATCCAGTAATTAAAACATTATTATATCCTTTTTGCCAATCGTACCCTAAAGGCCTCCTATAGAAAAAATGGCAACAAATGGTAGACGATGGATCATGGATAACATTGTCTACTGATATATCAGCCATGGATAGTTGTATTAC